TTTCCGGTATATTATGCCACTTTATCTTCGCTGGCTTAATATTCTTTATTCGATCTATTATATTATTTTCCAACAGCGTCAATTCTGCCACGGCGTTTTCTGATTTGATAATCCAAACGCCTTCCTTTGGAATCAATTTAATCGTTTCGCCTTTATAACGATTAATCAAATCATAGAATTCTTTTGCCTTTAACGCACCGGAAATATTATCACCGGCTTTATTCGTTATAGGAAAAGGTATGGATACAGATATATTGTCGTTATAAGTATGAACGAAGCCGGAATCAAATATAAATGTATCCGCGCCTTCCAGCAAGACGTTTCCATTTTCTACTCCAGGCATTGCTTGCTTTAGTACGTTTAGAAATTCTTTTCTTATTATGTTCATATGGGCCTTCCTTTAAACATTTCTATACATATATATTATAGATTTTAATTTCTATTTTAATCAAATAAACCAGTTTTAATTTGTTTATTTACTATTACTTCATTTTTATTCCACTTATTATTTTTCCAATAGTAATTCATACTATTATCGTCCCAACAAGGAATATCCCCGCGTGAAAAAGAATAGGAACATTTACTGCATAATTCATGGCTAGCTCGATCTTTATTATTTAATAGTTTTCTAGTTTCCTGCATATATGATCCAAACCAAAAATTAAAAAATCCTTCTAAGCCTTCATTTACATTTCCGATACTTCCATAAATATGTCTCATCATATCCATGCAACAGAAACTATAAGAACCATCATACCCGACATTTACGGCTCTAAAGGGTTGATTACATCGGCGCTGCGGCGCTTTATTATTTTTATCAACAGGTTTAATTCCCATTTTTTTAGCCGCTTCCCAATCTAAATCATTTAAATTATTACTAAGTATTCCAATTCTTTTTTTGCTTTCATTCCAATCCATAGGATTATTAGTTAATACTATTTGTTTTATAGACATATCATCATGGTAATTCCAGGCACTATATCCGGTAATGGGTCGTATCATTCGGTCATACCAGGCATAGCCGGATTTTTTAGCTAATTCATAATGTTCTTCTTTAGGTGCATACATATCAACAAAAATTAAATTTGCGCCAGCTTCAAATAATTCTTTATATGTTATTTTATTTTTAATAAGCATTGTGCCGTTGGTTATTATTTCAAAAAAAGAATTCGGGCTTAATTCCCGGCCTATTTTTAACATTTCTATAAGATTAGGATTTAATGTAGGTTCACCGGCTTGTGCTAAATCTACACGAGTATATGGCGCGGTTTTTTTTATTAATTTTATAGTTTCTTTCCAAGTATCTAAAGACATAAATTTATATTCTTTTTTAGGAAATAATCTAATAGTACAGCAATCACAAGCTAAATTACAACCATGTGTTGGTTCTACCATCCAATATGTTGGACTATATTTTCCTAATGGCCTTTTATTTTTTATTCCTATTGTCTCAATATAGTTTTTTATTTCTTTAGGGCATTTTTTTAGCATATCTGTTTTTATTTTTTCTATATTCATTTATTGAACCTTTCTATACCTATCATTAATAATTACCGGCACAGTATTATCCCAAGAAATAGAATGATGCAAGCGTGGATGGTGTATACCCATCATACGAATAGAAACGCTTGATGGTTGATACATTACCGTGTAAAAACTTTTTATATATGTGCCATTAGTCAAATATAAATCAACCATGCCATTTTTATTTGATTGCGTGTCCTTTTGGTCTAATTGTATACACATTATTGTAAAAAATATTTTCCCCAGGCTTCCTTCATGGGCATATGTGTTTACATCCTCATTTATCCGACCATTAAAATAAAATCGCTTATTGGTTGAACAAATGAAGCTATTCATGGCTTTTCTGGCTATTTGTTTTTTAGGATCATATCCACCAATATGATCTCCTCCTTGACTAAATGCTACTGAATAAATATTATCATTTGAGCATAAAAAAGTGGTCAATGATTCAAATAAATTATCAAGTTGTCTGGTTGATTTTCCGGTTTTCATTCTATAGCCAAACCAGTAATAGTCATCATCCAGCTCTATAAAATATTTTATTCCTAAATCTTTAGCAATATCAAAGCAAGCATTTCTAGCATATATTATAGCCCTACGATCATTAAAATTATCACCTTCATCTATTTGTTTTGCCATTTTTTCTTTATCAAACATTATTACTTGCTTGCCATATATCTTGTAATATTCAGCGGCCTTATCATCTTCGTTATCAATAATAATATATATTTTTCCCGTGTAACCGTGTTTTTTCAAAGTATTATACGTGAGTACATTATTGGGCCTTCCGTGGGTTAATATAAAGGCACAAAAATCATTCAGCATCTTTAGTATCCGCCGTGTATTGGTTTGCTATATCTTCCGATAATTTTACATAACCGTATTCTATAGCCTTATCAAAATCAATAATAACAAGCGCGGACTGCTCCATTAAATCTTGCATTTCTTTGTTGGAATGTGCATAATAATCCGCTATTAGGCTGTAATTAAAAATAGTATGCCGTTTAGCCGCTTCGATTAAAAAAGCCTTTTCATCCGGGTTTACCTTGGAATCGTTTATATTTTTTATTAGTTCTTTCGTTTTAGTATTATCGTAAAGTTTATAAATTGAAGGCTTCTTTAGCTTAGGCGCATATATGGGTGCTTTTATTTTGGAACTATATTTTTTATCGAGTTTAGTATGTGGCTCTAGTTCAAATAATTTATATTTCTTTTTCATTGTTTCTCCATATACATATTATAGAATTTTATTTCTATTTTTATTATTTTTTATACTTTTCTTTTATAATCATTGGTACCGCATTTTTCCACGTTATTGAATGGTGCAATCTAGGGTGTTTGCTTTGCATTCTTTTAATACGTGTGCAAGAAGGCGAATAAATTATTGTATAGAAACTTTTTATGTATGTACCGTTATCTAAATAAATATCGGACATACCACCTTTAGTTTTTTGTGAAGCCTTCTGCTGAATGGCAACATTTGGTATAGTTAAAAATAAATACCCACGTCCGCCTAGATTAGTATAAGCGTTCACATCCTCATTAATTCTACCAAAGAATTTAAATGGGCGTTCAGTAGAACATATAAAAGTATTCATACACTTTCTTACTTGTGGTTTTTTTGCAGCATTTCCATCTTTTCCACCTAAAAAATCACCTGTTTGAGCCATCGCTATAGATAAGGCCGGAATAGTTTTATAATAATTCAATAGAATTTCAAAAATATTATCAAGGTTTTTAATTACTGCACTGTTAATTCGTTGAAAAAGATTATTGGTTTTATATATAAAAGTTGTGTAATCATCATCTAATTCTATAAAATATTTTATTCCTAAATCTTTAGCAATATCAAAGCAGGCGTTTCTAGCATAAATAATAGCGCGTCTATCTGTGAAATTATCGCCCTCGTCTAAAGTTTTTGCTATCACTGACTTATCAAACATAATTACTTTTTTTCCAAATTTCTTATAGTATTCTTTTGCAGTTTTATCTTCATTATCTATTATAATATATATTTTTCCTGTATATCCATGTTTTTTTAAAGTACTATATGTTAGCACATCGTTGGGCCTTCCGTGGGTTAATATAAAGGCACAGAAATCATTCAGCATCTTTAGTATCCGCCGTATACTGATTGGCTATATCTTCCGATAATTTTACATAACCGTATTCTATAGCCTTATCAAAATCAATAATAACAAGCGCGGACTGCTCCATTAAATCTTGCATTTCTTTGTTGGAATGTGCATAATAATCCGCTATCAAGCTATAATTAAAAACCGTGTGGCGTTTAGCTGCTTCTATTAAAAAAGCCTTTTCATCCGGGTTTACCTTAGAATCGTTTATACGTTTTATTAGTGCCTTGGTTTTGCTATTATCGTATAGTTTAAATATAGAAGGCTTTTTTAATTTAGGTGTATATATTGGCGCTTTTATTTTAGAGCTATATTTTTTATCAAGTTTCGTGTGAGGCTCTATATCGAATAGCTTATACTTTTTACTCATATTTCACCTCATATATATTATAGATTTTATTCACGCTTTTTCCTATCATAACCGTCATCTTCTTTTTCCGGCGTTAAAACCACCTCGCTGCGCATCCTCGAATCCAAGCACGGCCTACCTAAATCAAGGCACTGCGTAACTACGGCTTGCTCAGATATTTTTCTGCCTTCGCGTATTTCCATCAAGCCTACGCGCATAATATTTAATTCTTTTTCCTTATTAGTTTGATTCAATCCTATAGCCATAGTAACGTTATTTATTTTTCGTATATCTTCTGAAGCGTGACTGGTTTTTATATCCGTATCAAAAGTTATTTTAGCTGTATGAGAAGCAGTAACGATAGCAATATTTCTATGGATAGATAATTGCCGTAATCCTTGCCAAATATTACCAATAGTGCTTCGCGTATCGGAAGATTTAAAACCCTTTGACGGTACCATATAATCGGCGTAATCAATTACTATTACATCAGGCTTCCAATTCTCATAATAATATAAATTATCCAACGTGCATTCTATTCCTTCAATATTCAATGCTTCGGTCGGGAATATTATTTTTATTGCGCCTTTTCTATATATACGCTTTAGTTTTTTCTGGAAATATTCTATAGTTTCCGATTCAACGCCAATACCTTCTTTTACTCGCTCGCGTTGAACCACTTCAAATTTGCCTTCATCATTAGCCACAAATTTAGCACTTTGAATTGATCGCGTTTCTATTGGCTTTCCGGTTAAGGCAGGCCAGGCTCTTCTAACTATTGCGTGCTCGGTCATTTCCAAAGTAAATAATAAAACTTTACATTGTTGGGACATAGCCAATTCTGCCGAGTACCAAAGCCAGTGAGATTTCCCGCGCTTCGCCGGGCCGAAAAAAGAAACGAAATCGCCGCGTGCGATTGGTTGGATAACCCGCCCTAACGCGCCGGGGAATTGTATAACTATATTATCATCTTTTATAAATGCATTTACTACGGCTTGCGTATCCTTTAATAGATCGATACCTTGACCCAATTGTTTTTCTACGCGCTTAAAATTACTTAAAGCCTGCTCGCCTTTATCTGGATTATTTTCTATAATTGCATCGGAAAGATTATTATTCAATATTTCTATAGCGCGTATTTTTAGAAATTTAACGGCTTCGGTTATTTCAAATTCAATATTATTTGGCGTTAGCTCTTCGTATTGTTTGCTAATACTAGCTAAGAAAAAACTTACTTCGTCTTTTGTTTCTTCATCATTAATAGTCCCGCGCTTAGAATGGTAAATAGATTTAATATCGACCGATGGAGCTTTTTCAAATTGAGAATAATATTCAGCACACCATTTACATATTTCTCTAGCATACGAAGTTTGAAAATATTGTGGGCGCACTAATGGAATAATTTCTTTACAGAAACGATCCGAAACAATGAGATTTATAATAAATTTACGTTCCGGGTCCAATGATACTTTTTTTCGAGTCATATAGTATGCTCATTAAATAAAGAATATTTATTAGATTGCGTTTTAATGTGCTTGTGCTGTTCTGGGTTTTTAATTCTTTTACAAGCTATATTAAAATAAATATCATGTGGTTCTTCTGGACTCCATTCGATCCCTATAAATTTTCTATTTGTATGTTTACAGGCAACGCCGGTGCTACCGCTTCCCATTGTATTGTCTAATACCATTTCGCCTTCGAGCGTGTAGGTTTTGATCAGGTATTCAAGTAGAGCAACGGGTTTTTGAGTTGGATGCAAGCCTCTGGCGACCTTAAATCGCAATACTGTTTTCGGATACCATGTTGTATAAACTTTGGTGTATCCAGTTGATTTCCCTCCCATTATATCAGTACGCTTACACTCTTTCCCAGTTTCTATTTTATCTTTTGGTCTATCAATCATTATTGGATAATAGTTTATATACCCATCACCAAATACGCTTATATTTTCAGTTTGTTGCATTGGTCTTATTTTTGCCGTTAAGTGCCCTTTTGCTGTGGTCTTGTCCCATATCCAATCATACTTATAATTCTTGATATTCGACATCCTCAGGTAGCTTGAAAAAGGCTCGCTTCCAAACAACACAATCGCCCCACGGTCTTTTATAATCCGCTTGTACTGTTTCCATAAAGGCTCAAATGGAATAATAACATCCCATTTACAAGCCGTTGTGCCATATGGTAAATCACATAAAATCATATCAATACTTTTGTCAGGAATTATTTTCATTACTTCCAGGCAATCACCTAAGTATAATGTAGAATTTCCTATTACAGTTTTATTATATTTATTCATATCAATATTACTTTTCCATTTAACCTATTTGCTGCGTTATTGGCGGTTTTTTCGCTTTTATATTTATGTGCATATTCCTGGGTTAAACAAACTTTATAATTCTTTTTCTTGTACGAGGATACACGCCCAATATAAATTGTCAAATTGAAAGCGTTATTGATATGCACTTGTACTATATATTGTTGTTTCATAGTTTATTTTTTAACTTATAGTAAATAAATACTATTATTTTTCTGCCAAATGCTAAATTACTAATAATTTTTATTTTTATATGATCAGAATTTTCATCTAAAAAATTTCGTATTTTATCTTCAAGAGTATCTGTTTCTTCAGCTGTTATTATTTTACAAAACATAGTAGTAATCCCCTTACATATATATTATAGATTATTTAAACCCATATTTAAATAATCCGCCATCTTTTTTCCCGTCCATAATTGTTTCCATCGATTCCCAGCTGGTTTCTATTTCATCAGCAATTTTATTTTCTATCGTTCCATCAGCAAAAGGAAAATAAATTGTAACCGTATCTGATTCTTGCCCTATCCTGTGTATACGATCAGAAACTTGTATTAATTGCCCTGGCGTATCTGGGCACTCGATTATCGCTATAGCGTTGCTAGCCGTCAACGTCAAGCCCTCGCCACCGGCTTCAATTTGTAATATTATTATTTTTATTTTACTATCGGTTTGAAATCTATCTTCTGCTAATTGTCTTTTTTTACCAGAAACTGAGCCATCTATTTTAACGCAAACTTCTTTATATTTAGTGTATAAATCACTGATGACAGTTTTATGCCAAGCGGCTATTACCAGTTTATCGTTGTCTTCCAAATACTCGTCAATCCAATTAAATACGGAATTCCTTTTTGCCAAATAGGCTAATTGTTTTAATCGAGCATAACCATTTTTTATTTTTAATGAATTTTGCTCTTCTTCTAATATTATTTTTTTAAATTCTTTGCTTGCAGATGAATAATTTTTTGATTCTATTTTTGTTAATTCCATAGGTAAAACGGAAAATATTCTTGGTGGTAATCCTGTTACATCTTTTTTCAATCTTCGTATCATTACTTTATTCAACAATTTATGCAGTTCTTTTTCATTGCTTGACCCGTCCCAGTTCCATCCAAATGGCGTTTTTACCGGATCGCAATACCGATATAAAAACCGATATTTATTGTTGAATATTGCAGGCGCGGTTAAATTTAAAATAGTAAAAAGATTCCTTGTCTGCTTTCGCGTAATAGTACCTGATAGCGGAACGAATATTTTTGGCTTTATAGTATGAAATAATTTAATAAAGCATTTAGTCCAAATTGCGTCGACGTTAGCAAGCCGGTGAGCTTCATCTGGAAAAATACCAATTATATCTGTTTTACTTAATTCGTCAATCCATCCTTCTAATCGAATCGGAAAAGGCTTATATTTAGATTTCTTGAATTTTTCTTTATTGGCATAGCAAGCTAATTCCCTTTTGCGCTCTAATTTTTTAAACATATTTTTATGTACAGTTTCGGCTTGCCGATCTAAACTATTTTCTTTGCCTAGTATATGGTAATTGATTATATAAAATTTTGCTTTTGGTAAAGGAAAAGATTTTTCGCCATAAATAATATAGGCTTCTTCCCTGGTCCATTTTTTTATTTCTCGTGCCCATTTTAATTTCATTGAAGCCGTGCAAACAATTAAAAAACTTCCTTCGTCTAAATGAATATAAGAAAGCATTATTGCGTCAATTGTTTTTCCAAGTCCACACTCGTCACCTATGATACCATACCCGATTTTTACCGGTGAGCGGTTAGAGTCAATAAATTGTATGGCTTCTTTTTGGAATTTTAATAATTTATTCATTTATAATTTTTCCATTTGACCGTTTTAAAAATGGCTTTCATATTTACCCAACGCGCAAATTTTTTTAATTCGGGATTTACTTTATAATTATTAGTAAAATCTATATATGGTTGCGCAAAAGGATCAACATTTAATTTTCGTAAAAATTCTATGCGCCTTAATCCGCTAGGAATATCTTTAATTAAAACATAAATAAAATAATTACTTGGCGTGGTATTATATTTTCTCAATAATTTAATCGCTTTTTCTAATATTGGTATTTGATCATCAGTATCACAAGCCATCCGTAAAGGCTTTAGCCATTTAACTTTTGAAAGTAATTTAACTATTTCTACATCATTAGCAATAATTCTAGCATCAAGACCTTGGTTAAAATCTATTTTTATATTTAATTTTATTATTTTTTCAATCTGCTTTAAACCATCTTCGGAAGCAAGAACATTATTATCCATAAGTATTGCGGATTTTTTATTGCTTATAAATTCTTCAATATCAGAATTAAAATGAATTAGTCCTTCCTTTTTTGGAACAATACACCAAGGGCATTTTCGTATGCAACCGCGAGTCAAAAAACCATAAGCAGATTCAGCATTATATAAACTATAATCAGGGCAAATATGTTCTATTTCTTTAGGCAAATCATTAAATAAATTATAGCCTATGCCACCGAGTATTATTTTATTTGCGGTATAAAATCCACTCGTTTTATCTGGGCTAAAGCTAAAAACTTTTGATTTATAAATTACATCATAATCGTCTATAGTTACAAAAGATACTTCATCACCTTTACTTTTATGCCATGCTGATAGTTTCATTAAGGCTAAATTTGGAAAATGTTTGCCATCAACGTCGATTAAACCTATCTTCATTATAAGCCTAATTCCTTTTTAATATAATTAACTTCCTTATTACTCATATCGCCTGGATCATGCTTTAATTCAGTATTAATTACTTCCACATTTATTCCGCCTAGAGCGGAAACTTGTCTAGCCAATTTTTCTGCCCTTTCCTGAGCTTCTTTTTCTGGGTCAAAAATAATAAATAGTTTTTTAAATCTTTCGGCTAAAAGTATATGCTGTTCCGGCGTCGTTGACGTTCCTAGCGTTGCCATACAATTATTCCCAAAGCGCCAAACGTCAAAAGCGCCTTCAAATAATGCCCCATAATCTTTAGTGCAATTATCCAAATTATATAAAACCGTCTTGGGGTTTACCACCGATGCTTCCGGTTCCAATGTTTTATATCGCAATATATTTAATTCTTTACATTTTGCTTTTGAATACAAACTACGTCCTTGAAAAGAAACCAGTTTTTTATTATAGTATATCGGTATTATTAACCGGCCAGCCCAAGGCCCAATCAAAGGCGTTCCGGTTACTTTATATTTTTCTTCAATTAACTCTGGATCATAATTCCGCTTTATTAAATAACGCTTGCAATGATCGTCCAATGTGTCTATTGGCAATTCAATTTTATTTACTGTGCTTGTTTTCTTGTTTAATTGCTTTCGCACCGATAATTGATTCAAATAAGGCGCAAGAACATTTTCAACTTCGTGATATTGAATTCCCAATAATTCCATTATTACGGTATTTAAATTATGACCACCACAAGCCCAACAATTAAAATAGCCACCATAAATATTAAATCCACCTTTATAGCCGCGATCACCATGGTGACGACAAATTGGGCATTCCACATTAACCCAGCCATCGGCTATGATTTGGTAATCAATATTATAGTCTTTACAGAATTGTAAAAAATCGATTTGCATATAATCCTTATAATAAAAAAGCTAACAAAAGAAAACCAAATCTAATGGCAAGCGCCTTGATTTAAGTTTTTACTTCAAAACTTTTGTTAGCATATATATTATAGATTTATTTTTACGATTTTTTACCCTTACCCTTTCCGGTTGGCTTTTCTACGGGAGTTGGTTCAACTCCAATATCCACAGCCGTTTCTGGCTGGGCTTCTTGCTTTTCAGATTCCAGGGCGGCCATATCTCCCGGCGTTTCTACCGGAGTCGCTTCCTTTTTTACTATCGGAGGAAGCGGTACTACACGTATGCGACCTTCTGAGAAGCGGGTCACCAATTCTGATACCAGCGCGCCAATATCCACGCGCCCTTCTTCGTTGGTAAAAATCCTTTCGCGCTTTGCTTCGTTCAGCATTTCATAGAATACGGCTTCAGGAATGTAACCGTATACCCGATGAGTAAATTCTTCACGAACATCAGCCATTATTTCCTCCTATTGAAATTAAAAACTTTTATAAACGTAAAAAATACCGTCTTTATCCCACATATATCCATAACCCGATTTCCATATTTCCCATACATGCATAAAGAAATCTATAGCTGTTTTATCCTCAGATATTATAGCTGCGGCTGACCATGCGGCTGACCATGCGGCTGACCATGCGGCTGACTCTGTGGCTGACCATGCGGCTGACTCTGTGGCTGACCTTGTGGCTGACTCTGCGGCTGACCTTGCGGCTGACCTTGCAGCTGACCATGCGACTGACCTTGTGACTGACCTTGTGGCTGACCATGTGACTGACCTTGCGGCTGACTCTGTGGCTGACCTTGCGGCTGACCATGCGACTGACCTTGTGGCTGACCTTGTGGCTGACCATGCGGCTGAATAAGTATCAAAAACTTTCCAATTTTCTTTTATCGCACCATGATTATCAAACCATTTTACATCTTTTATACTATTGATGAATTTTCGTGCATTCAACCACCAAGGACTATTTACAGATCCTTTATTATTATAGCGTACCCCGGCTAATCCATAAGATTTAGCCATTTTATCCATGTGGCCAGAATTTACGCTTCTTGCAATTTGAATTGGTATTTTTCTCCAACCCTCTTTATGTATTCCA